GTATTGGGATCATAGGGTTAACTGGTCTCTCGGGGTGTTCATGGGTCGTATCGTAAATCAGACCGAGCTCGCGGAGATCACCGGCGTCAGCGATGTCACCTTGTGGCAGTGGCAGAAGGACGGCATGCCGATCAAGGTGAGAAACCTGCGCGGCCTGTCACATCAATACGACACGGCGGAGATCTTTGACTGGATCCAACAGCGCGCGAAAACCCGCGCCGCTGGCGGCGAGACTCAAGAGCAGCGGCTGAAGCGCGTCCAGGCGGACAAGATCGAGATGGAGATCGCGCAGCTGCGGCGCGAGCTCGTGCCGGCGGAGGAGATCGAGGCGCGCTCTTCGACGCTGGTGCTGGCCGCGCAGAAAAAACTGCGCGCGCTGCCGGCCACGCTGGCCAAAGAACTCATGACGCTCACGGACGAGGCGGAGATGCGGCGCGCGCTCCGGGAAGCGATCGACCAGGCGCTCGTCGATCTGAGCATTCACGATGACGACACTGCGATCATTGAGGACTACGTCGCGCGCCTGTTTGAACGCGTGGCGCACGAGCCCGTTCCAGCCGCTGATGGCGCGGGTGCGGGCGCGCTGGGCGCCGCCGGTGCAGAAGACGGTCGCGCAGTGGGCGGAGCAGAAGCGGTATCTCAACGAGAAGAACTCTGACTTTCCCGGGCCGTTCCGCTTCGACCTGGTGCCGTTCATCCGGGAACCGCTCGAAGCGCTGAGCGATCCGCACGTGCACGAAGTGTGCGCGCAGAAGAGCGCGCAGATCACGTGGACGGACGGCGTCGTCTGCAACTGGCTCGGCTACATCGCGGACGAGGACCCGTCCTCGGTGATCGTGCTCTTCCCGGCCGACCGGAAGTGCAAAGAGTTCAACATCGAGAAGTTCGAGCCGATGGTCGAGGTGACGCCGGTCCTCGCCACGAAGCTCACGACGAAGTCGCGTGCCAAGGAGAACACGCAGACGTACAAGGCCTTCCCGGGCGGCTTCATCAAGTTCATCGGGTCGAACTCGCCGTCGAATCTGAAGTCGACCTCGGCGCGGCGGCTGATCGTCGAGGAGCCCGACGACTGCAACCTGAACATCAAGGGCCAGGGCGATTCGATCACGCTGCTCGAGGAACGGGGCAAGGGCTTTCTCGATCGCAAGATCCTGGCCGGCGGCACGCCCTCGATCGCGGGCTTCTCCTCGATCGCGAAGCGCATGGAGCTCACCGATCAGCGGCACTGGCAGGTGCCGTGCCACGAATGCGGCCATGCCGAGCCGCTGCGCTGGGAGCAGGTGAAGTACGAGCAGGACCCCGCGCAGAGCCATCCGGTCTACGGATCGTGGAAGCCCGAAACGGCGCGCTACTGCTGCCCGGGCTGCGGCGTGCTGTGGACGAACGACGAGAAGAACGCGAACGTCCGGCGCGGGCGCTGGGTCGCGACGGCGGAGTTTCGCGGGCGTCGCGGGTATTACTTCAACGAGCTGATGAGCCCGTTTCACAACTCGCGGCTCGAGCTCCTGGCCGAGAAGTATCTCGCCGCGAAGCACGAGCTCGACACCGCAGGCGACGCCACCAAGCTGATCGTATTCTCGAACGCGACCCTCGGCCTGTGCTGGGAATTCAAGGGCGCTGGCAGCAAGGTCGAGGACCTCGAGGCGCGCTGCGAGGACTACCCGGAATGGTTCGTGCCGTGGCCGGCCCTGGCGTTGACGGTGGGCGTCGACGTGCAGCACGAACGCCTTGTCGTCACGGTGTACGCCTGGGGCGAGGGCGAAGAGAGTTGGCTCGTCTGGGCCGGCGAGTTTCACGGCAACGTGCTCGAGCCGGGCGTGTGGGACGAGCTGGAGCGCAGCGCGGTGTTCCGCAGCTACCGGCACGTCAGCGGGGTCGAGCTCAACGTGTCCGCGGTCTCGGTGGACGCCGGCGACGGCCAGACGGCGGACGCGGTCTACAAGTGGTGCCGCGCCGCGAACCGCCGCTGGGGCGTGCCGCGGGCCATGCCGATCAAAGGCGCGCGCGGCCTGGACGCGGATATTTTCCGCAAGCCCGGCGCGCCGCTCGACGTCGACGCGCAGCACAAGGGCGCGAAGTACGGCCTGCGCCCGTACATGGTCGGCGTCAACCGCGCGAAGGACCTTCTCCTCGGGGTGGACGAGCAGGCGGGGCGCATCAACCTCAAGGACGCCGACGGCAAGACGGGGCGCGGGCCCGGGCGCACGCACTGGTATCGCGGCGTTCGGCCCGACTTCTTCGACCAACTGACCGCGGAAGTCAAGGCGCCCGCGCGGCTGCAATCCGGGGCGCACAACCGCTTCAAGAAGATCTGGCAGGTCAAGGCCGGCAAGCAGAATCACTTTCTGGACGCGACGGTGTACGCGCTGCACGCAGTGCGGGCGCTGCGGCTGGATACCTGGAGCGCGGCTCAATGGGAAGCGTTCCGCAAGCGAATCATGCAAGGGCAACTGTTCACGCCGGATGGACCGGCGGGGGAAACCACCGGCGCCGACGCAGCTCCGTCCGGGGCCCCGGACGGGACGGATGCGGGGCCGGTGGAAGGGGAAGCGGTGCAGGCGTCCGCTCCACGACCGCCGGAATCGCCGCGACCGGTGGCGCCGCGCCAGACCGCGCGCGCCAACACGCGGCGGATGCGGAGCGCCGGCGTCCAACGCTGAGGGGAGGGATCGATGGCCGGAATCACGTTGGCCCAGGCGGAAGCCAAGCTCACGCTCTGGATGGACGCGAATGACGCCGTCGCGAGCGGGCAGCAGTACACGATCGGCAGCCGCAGCTTGTCGCGCGTCAACGCGGAGGAGATCCGCGAGCAGATTCAGTTCTGGGACGCGAAGGTGAAGGAGCTCTCGCGCGGCACCACGGGCATGCGGATCCGCGGGGGCACGCCGACGTGAGCCGCCGGCAGATCCGCGAGGCTCTGGCAGACGCGAAGCCGAACCTGGTCGACCGTGTCGTCAGCTACTTCAACCCGGTGGCGGGCGCGCAGCGGCTGCGCTCCCGAATGTTCATGGCCGTCGCCGGCGGCTACACCGGCGCGTCGCGCGCGCGCCGGCAGACGTCCGAGTGGAAGTTCACGAAGAACGCGAGCGCGGACGCGGACACGCTGCCCGACCTGCAGGAGCTGCGCGACCGCTCGCGCGATCTCGTGCGCAACGCGCCGCTCGCGACCGGGGCGATCGCCGGCGTCGTCACCAACGTCGTCGGCACGGGGCTCGCGCTGCAGTCCCGCGTCGATCGCGAGGTCCTCAATATGAGCGAGGACCAGGCGGCCGCCTGGCAGAAGCTCACCGAGCGCGAGTTCAACCTGTGGTTCGAGGATCCCCGTTGCGACGCGACGCGCACGCTGGACGGTTACGGCCTGCAGGCGCTGGTCCTCCGCGCCGCCCTCGAAAGCGGAGACACGTTCGTCACCACGCCGATGCGCAAGCTCGCCGGCATGCCGTACGAGCTGACGCTGCAGGTGTTCGAGGCCGACCAGGTCTCGAATCCGAACCACAAGATGGACACCGACACGCTCGCCGGCGGAGTCGAGCTCGACGTGTTCCGGGCCCCGGTGGCGTATCACTTCCAGCGCTCGCATCCGGGGTCGCTCCACCGGATCAACCTCGCGTGGGACCGCGTCCCGGCGTTCGGGACGAGAACGGGCCGGCGCCAGGTGATCCACCCGTACACGAAGCTGCGCCCCGGGCAGACGCGCGGCGTGCCGTACCTCGCGCCGGTGATCGAGACGCTGAAGACGCTTAGCACGTACGTCGAGTACGAGCTGATGGCCACCGTCGTAGCCAGCATGTTCACCGTGTTCGTGGAAAGCGAGCGCGGCGGGCTCGACCCGGCTGACCCGAGCGGAATCGCCGAGGAGACGGGTGCAAAGGGCTCGGACAAGGACGTGAAGCTCGGGTCCGGAGCGATCGTCGACATGAACCCGGGCGAGAAAATCAACATCGCGAACCCCGGCCGACCGAACCAGGCGTTCGATGCTTTCGTGGATGCCCTGTGCGGTTTCGTGGGGCTCGCGCTCGAACTGCCGAAAGAAGTGCTGCTCAAGCACTTCACCGCGAGCTACAGCGCCTCGCGCGCGGCGCTGCTCGAGGCGTGGAAGTTCTTCCGGGGCCGGCGCGCGTGGCTCGCGGCGATGTTTCTCGATCCGGTCTACGAAGTCTGGATGGACGAGGCGGTGGCCAAGGGCCGCCTCGCCGCGCCGGGCTATTTCACGGATCCGCTCATGCGGCGCGCCTACCTCGGCGCCGAGTGGGTCGGCGACGGGCCGATCAGCGTCGACCCGGTGAAGGACGTCACGGCGGCGGATCTGCGGGTGAGGCTCGGCATCAGCAGCCGGCAGAAAGAAAGCGCGCTGCACGACGGCAGCGACTGGGAGAAGAACCACGAGCAGCTCGCGAAGGAAGCCAGGCTGCGCCGTGCCGACAAGCTGGACATCGAGCCGGTGGCAGAACGGGTGCGCGTGGAGCCCACGGAGCCCGGCAAGCCTGCGGATGGTTCCGCGGGCGGTGGCGATACAGGACAGGGCCAACCCGGCGGCAGCGACCGCGAGAAACCGGAGGACGAACAGTGAGCAAGGTGCTCGATATCCTGAATTCGCCCTGGGCGCTGCTGCCTGAGAAGCACCAGCAGATGGTCGCGATCTACAGCGCGTACATCCGCGGGGAGAAGATCGACCTCGCCGCGATCGAGGCGCAGCTCGGCAAGCCGCTGCAGAACGAGCCGCCGCCCTACCAGATCCTCGACGGGGTCGCCGTGATCCCGGTGCAGGGCGTGATCGCGAAGCGCATGAACCTCTTCTCGCGGATCTCCGGCGGGGCGTCGACGGAAATCATCGGGCGCGATCTGCGCACGGCGCTCGCGGACGGGCGGGTGCACGCGATCGTGCTCGACATCGACTCGCCCGGCGGCTCGGTCGACGGCACGCAGACCCTCGCCGACCAGGTGTTTGCCGCGCGAGCGCAGAAACCGATCGTCGCCTTCGCGGACGGGTTCATGACCTCGGGGGCCTACTGGATCGGGTCGTCGGCCGAGGAGATCTACCTTTCCGGCTACACGGTGATCACCGGCTCGATCGGGGTCGCCACGCAGCACGTCGACTTTTCGCGGGCGTACGACAAGGCGGGCATCACGGTCACCGACGTCTACGCCGGCAAGTACAAGCGCGTCACGAGCGACGCGAAGCCGCTGTCCGACGAGGGGCGCGCGACGCTGCAGGCGATCGTCGACCAGCTCTACACGGTGTTCGTCGATGACATTGCGCGCAACCGGGGCACCGACTCGGAAACGGTACTCAAGAACATGGCCGACGGGCGGCTGTTCGTCGGCAAGGCGGCGATCGAGGCGGGACTGGTGGACGGGGTGTCCACCTTCGACGCGCTGATCGCCGACCTGGTGGCGGGCCGCAAGCCCGCCGGACGTGCGAGCGCCTAGGCCGGTGGGCCGAAGCGCGGGCAGGCGACCCGGTGGCCGGTGTTGCGGCCGGGGCAGGCGGCGGCGCGCGAGCGATTCATCTCGTTACTTTTGAAAAGGAGCTGCACATGGCTATCGACAGGAAATTTCTCGACGCCAATCACGCGGATCTCGTCGCGGCGATCTTCGCCGAAGGCAAGACCGCCGGCATCGAGGCCGGCCGCGGCGAAGGCGCCCAGGCCGAGCGCGAGCGCATCCAGGCGGTCTTCGCGCAATCCATGCCGGGGCACGGCGCGCTGATCCAGAAGCTCGCCTTCGACGGAAAGACCACGGGCGCGGAAGCGGCGGTGCAGGTGCTGGCCGCGGAACGCGCGAAGCTCGGCACGAAAGCCGCGGACCTCGCGGCCGATGCCGGCGAACTGGCGGGCAAGACCCCGTCCCCGGCTGCCGATCCCGGCGCCGACGCGGCGGCGGCGGCCGCACAAGCGGAAGCCGACAAGCCGATCGAGGAGCGCTGCAAGGCCAAGTGGGCCAAGGACGCGACGCTCCGCGCCGAGTACGGCGAAGACTTCAAGGCCTATCTCGCCTACGAGCGCGCGTATGCCGCAGGGCGCGTCAAGGTGCTCGGCCAGAAGGCGGCCTGAGCGGGCCTCCGGAACCCCCTACTGAAAGGACACAGTCATGACGACTCTTGCAGCCAACAAGCCGCGCGCGTTCGAGCTGGGCAGCCGCAACCACCTGCCCGTGATCGGCTCGGACATCATCTTCGAAGGCGCCGCGGTCGGTGTCGTAGATGCGACCGGGCACGCCCGGCCGCTCAACGCGGCCGACCGTTTCGGCGGGTTCGCCGAGGCGAAAGCCGACAACTCCGGCGGCGCGGCGGCCGCCATTAACGTCCAGGTCGTGAAGAGCGGGCAGATCGAGCTCGCGGTGAGCGGTGCGGTGATCACCGACGTGGGCCAGCCCGTGTATGCCACGGATGACGACACCTTCGTGTTCCTGCCGACGGGCGCGGCCTTCATCGGCTTCGTCAAGCGCTACGTGTCCGCGGGCGTGGCGGTGGTCGAGTTCGACGCCGGCGTGTTCCAGGACCCCTACGGCGAATACACGGTGCGCGAGACTCTGAGCGGCACCAAGACCTTCGACATCGAGGACAACGGCAAGGTGTTCTTTGCCGACGCCGCCGCCGATGACGATGCTCTCACGCTGCCGGTAGTGGCGACGCCGGTGAACATCAAGATCGTGGCGATCGGGGCTTTCGGCACAACCAAGGTCGAAATCGCGCCGGCCGCGGCGGACAAGATCCAGGGCCCGGACCTCCCCGGCACCGACAACACGCCGTTGAGCCTCACCAAGGCGACCCAGCGGCGCGGGGATTTCGTGGAGCTTGCCACCGGCGATGCCAACGGCGCGCTCGTCACGAAGCTGCGCGGCATCTGGGTCACCGGCTAACCGGCTCGCTAACCTCTTCCAAGAAAGGAAACCATCATGGACCAGTCTCTTCTGTCCAGCCGAGCGATCATGGGCATGTACTTCGCGCGGCTCGAAGCCGATCCGGGCATGCGCTGGATCGACGGTGTTGCTAACGCCTTCGGCTCCGACCAAGCGAGCGAGACCTATAACTTCCTGGGTCAGTCGCCCGCAATGCGTCGGTGGATCGGCGGTCGGCAGGCCAAGGGCTTCAGCGGGCAGGGCCTCACGATCGTCAACGATCACTACGAGGCGACGATCGAGGTGCGGAAACCCGACGCCCGGCGCGACAAGACGGGCCAGCTGCAGGCGCGTATGGGCGAGTTCGCGGATCGCGCCCAGACCCACTGGGCGAGCCTGCTGTCGACGCTGCTGCTCAACGGGCCCTCGACGGTGTGCTACGACGGGCAGTTCTACTTCGATACCGACCACTCCGAGGGCGACTCGGGGTCGCAGTCGAATGACATCTCCGTCGACATCTCGACTCTGCCGGGCGACGATGGCGATGACACGCCTTCGGCGCCAAACCTGACGCAGATGCAGCAATCGATCCTGAAGGGGGTCACGCAGATCGTTTCGTTCAAGGACGATCGCGGCGAGCCGATGAACGAGATGGCGAAGGAGTTCCTCGTCCTCGTGCCGATCGGTTTGTTACCGATGTCCCTCGCAGCTGTCTCGCCGATCCAGCCGCAGCCGCAGCAGCAGGGACCTGCAGTCAATCCGAACCTCCTAGGGGAGTTCCGCGTTCGAGTAGCTCCCGTCGTTCGGCTCACCTGGACCGATTCCTTCGCGGTCTTCCGCACCGACAGCCCGATCAAGGGCCTGATCCGGCAGACCGAACAGGAGGTCGAGCTCAAGGCGAAGGCGGAGGGCTCGGAGTTCGAGTTCGACAACGATGCCTGGCAGTTCGGCATCGACGCCTGGCGCGGCGTGGGCTACGGCTACTGGCAGCGCGCCTGCTACGTGACGATGACCTAAGCGGATTGCGGTCCGCCTTGACACGGCGCCTTCGGGCGCCGTTTTTCCAGGGGCCTTCGGGCGAGGGCCCCGGGGAAAACACCTTTTTTTGCGGAGGACATCATGCTGAGGAAGATCACGGTCGACGCGCCGTCCTACCAGGTCCACTCCGGCATCGTCGGGGTGACGGCGGAGCAAGCGAAATCGCGCGCGCACAACCTGAAAGCGGTCAAGCTGGGGAAGGACGGCGCCGGGGAATACGAAGTCGTCAACCCCATCCAGTTCAAGCGCGGCGAGACGTTCGGCTTCAGCGGCCAGGTGGGGAAGGGCGGCGTCCTGTCCGACAAGGATGTGGAAGAGCTGCGCGCCCTCGAGCAGGCCGAGACGGTCGATAAGGCGGTCAAGCGTGCCCGGGCGGCCGCCTACGATCAGGCGCGCAAGGAGTTCGACGCGAAGCTGGCGGAACTTCGGGCCACCGTGGAGGCCGAGGTCCGCGCCGAGCTCGAGCCCCGGATCCGCGAAGAGCTGAGCGCCCCGGCGAAAAAGTAGGCCGTCGTGTTCGCCGAGGACCTCACCGCGTTCTACAACACGGACGAGCTCGCCGAAGAGGCGACGTACGACCGCGACACGGTGATCCTCGTGATTTTCGACAACGAGTATGCGGAGGCGCTCGACGGGATCGCGGGGCGGACGCCGGTGGCGCGGTGCCCGGCGTCGAGCGTGGACGCGGATCCGACGGGAAAGCCGCTGAAGCTCCGCGGCGTGAACTACACCATCCTGCTGCTCGAGGCGCCGGAGCTCCATCTGCCGTAGGGGAAGGACATGGAACCGCGCAAGGTGCATTTCACCGATTCGAACCGCATCGGCAAGTTCAACCTCGTGCACGAGGTGCTGCAGGACGGTCGCGAGCGCCCGATGCTGCAGGCGCTCTTCGGGCTGTGCGTGATCCTCGAGACGTACCCGCACGAGTCTGGGCGCGGCACGGTCTACGTCGCGGCGAGCGAGCTCTTCGAGCCGCTTACGGAAGGCGAGGAGATCCCGCAGTACCGTATCGAGATGGCGCGCCGACAGCCGTTCGAGCGGGAAGACTGGGAACAGCGGCGCCTCAACAGCGGCGATTTCGGCTTCGTCGCGATCCGAAAGCTCATCGTGCGCGTGCCGACGCTGGCCGTGCAGTACCGCCCCCGACTCATTCACTAGGAGACGCTCATGGCCGATAAGGAACTGCCCGCCCTGTTCGAGGGGGCGACGCATCGCAACACCCTGACCGGCGAGCCCGTCAAGGCGGTGCGCTGGGTCAAGGACGGGGACCACCCCAAGGTCGAGCGCTACCCGATCGAGAAGCGGCGCTTCAAGGGCCAGCTCGTCGTGAGCGCCAAGGAGAGGTACGGCCTCGTCTTCGGTGACTGGGTGATCGAGGACGGAGCCGGGCGGCTCTTCGTGCGCGATCACGAACGCTTCACCCACGACTACACCGCGCTGGGGGGCTGACATGAAAACATTGCTGCGCTTTCTCGCGCTCCCGCTGGCGGTCTACTGGGAGCGGTTCCTTGCGTTCGGCGTCACGCACCTCATGTATTACTCCGCTCTGCTCGGCCAGTGGGAGGGGCTCACGAACGGCGTATTCGATCTCGACACGGACACGATCAAGGTGTCCGCGCACACGGACACCTACACGGTCAACCAGGACACCCACGACTTCTTCGACGACGTGACGAACGAGGTCACGGGCACCAACTACACCGCGGGCGGTGAAACGCTGACGACTGCGGATGTGACGCGCTCGAGCGGCACGGTGACCTTCGACGCCGACGACGTGGTGTGGTTGCAGCACGCCAGCGGCTTTTCGACGGGACGCAAGTTCGTGATCTACCGCTCGACGGGGTCGGGCGCCACCTCGCGGCTTTTCAGCGTGGTGACGGCGGACGGCGACGTGGGCAACGTGACGGGCGATCTCACGCTCGCGTGGAACGCGAGCGGGATCGCGACCTGGTCGACGACGTGAACGGGCTGACGCCGCGCGATCTCTACGTGCTGCGGAAGATCGCTGATGGCGCGCCCATCAAGGCGCTCATGCCCGAGCTCGGGTTGACCTTGTATGGCGTGCGTGCGGTCGTGACGCGGATCAAGATCAAGCTCGGCGCCACCACGATCGCGCATGCCGTGGCGAAGTACCTGAGAGATGAGTATGCGAGAGCTCCGGTCGATCCTGCCATCGACGTCGTCTACAAGCCTTTCTCGCGCGCGGGGGACCGACCTTACCGCGAAGGGTCGAGGCGGCTTCATCGTTACGGCAGGCGGCCCGGCGCATCCAGCCACCCAGTTGAGCGTGAGGCGATCGAATGATGACTAGGATCTACTGGCTGATCGTGTCCGCCATCGTGCTTGCGATGGTGTCCGGAGCCGTGCTCGCCGTGGACGTCCACCCCCGCAAGGAGATGACGTGCGGCGGTGACGGATCGACCATCAAGCAGGCGCGCATCGCGCTGGTCAGCAAGGGCGCGCAGCGCACGTACCGCACGATCACGGACCGGATGTCCGGTACGGTCGCGCTCAAGTTCACCAAGCGCACGACGGCGCTCACCGTGGACGCGGTGCGCGTGTCGTGCGTGCTGGTGAACGAGAACGGTTTTCAGGACAAGACCACGCGCGACCTCGAACTCACTTCTCCGGTGACGATTCCGGTCGGCGAGATCCCCGAAACGACCGTTGTGGTTGGAGCCAGCCCGCGCAAGATCACGTGGCCGGCGGCCTCGAGCGCACCGCCCGCGCCGCCTCCGCCTCCACCCGCAACCACGCCACCTATAGCGCCAAACAGCCCGTCGCTTACACCGGACCCAGGCGGCGTCAAGGCAAGCTGGAACGCAGTGCCGGGCGCGGAGCAATATCGGGTGAGTTGGGGTCACGAGAGTCCCAACACGCCCACGCGCGTCGATGTGGTTGTGAAGAAGGACCTGACGACCGGGGTGCTGCCGACCTCCGTCGTGGTGCCGATGCAGCACAAGGGCTGGCTCTGCGTCGCGACACAAATCGGTACCGCAGAATCGAGCGGCTCATGCAACGGCTATGTGCCGGCGGGTTCAAGCCTTCCTCCGCCCACGCTGACGGCGCAACTGACCTGGGATGCCGTGAGCGTGGCGACCGGATACCGGGTCCACATAGGGACGGTCCCGGGGTTTGAAATTGGTGCCGGCATCGACGTCGGCAACGTGACGACCTACGCGGCGACCGGCTTTGTCGCGGGCACAACCCGGTACTTCAAGGTCACAGCCTACGATGCGCAAGGAGCGGAGAGCGTGCCTTCCAACGAAGTGCCGAAGGTGTTCTGATGGCCTCCGGCGACACGATGTTTATCCTCCGTGCGCGGGACGCCCTGCCGAGCATCAGCGATTTTGCCACTCCGGACGAAGTCGAAGACGCATCCACGCCTCCCGGTATAACGCCCGTTCTCGATTTCGATCCCGGGACGGCAGAACATGCCGATTTCGAATGGACCGTCCCGAACCATTACGGCGGCGGGGGGCTCACGATTTCGGCCAAGATGGGCACGGACAACACCAGCACCGGCACGCTGCAGCTGGACATCAGGGTGGTCAAGATTGCGGACGCCGACGTGTTGACCGCGGACCAGGGACGCGATGCTGCTACGGCGGCCGCGATCAGCGACACGCCTCCAGCAACGCCACAGAACAAGCTGAACTACTCCGGCACGGCGACACTGACGCACGCCAACATAGGGTCCCCTTCCCCAAAGGACAAGATGATCGTACGCGCGACGCGAAACGTCGCGACAGATACCAACACCGGCGATCTCCAATGTGCCGAGATCGTCGCGACGGAGACATAGGATCATGGCAAAAGCACGAGGACTCAACACATGGTTGAACCGCGCGACAAAACGCTTGCTCGTGCAGACGAGCTCTGGAGACATGGAGCGAAGCTTTGCGCCGCTCGTGTTCCACGACGAGAGCGGGGAACCGGCGTCCAATGCGGAGTGGATACACGCGCCCGATCTTTCGGCCGTAGCGGCCTTCCCTGCGAAATACTGGATCGTCACCGGCGATGCGGTGGCGCTGATGGATGCCGCGCAGCGGGATGCGGTCGATGCAGCGGAGCGTGATGCGCGTCGTGACGCCGCTGTTCAGCAGCTCGACCAACTGGAAGACGTACTGCGCGCCTTCATGCTGTCTGTTCTGGACGAGTTGAACAACCACGCGGCGAAGGTGAATGAAATTCTCGACGCCATCGACAGCGGCGCGAACCTGGCGGCGGTCAAGACGAACATCGCGGCGATCGCCGATTTTCCGCAGCGGACAGTGGATCAGTTGAAAACCGTCATCAGGTCGAAGCTCGGGAGCTAGGGCATGGCTCGCCAATTCGACGGCGCATCGGATCGTCTGGATTACGCTTCGTTTCCGGACCTCGCAGGACTGAGTGCGCTCACCCTATCGTGCTGGCTGATACGTGCGGCGGGTTCTGGGGTCAGAGAATATGTGTTTAATTTCGAAGAAGGAACCGCTCCGATTCATCTGATCTGGTTCGATGCTGGAGAGGCCCTGGAGTTTCAGATCATTTCATCGGGCGGAAGCATCAAGCGAGAACCGGATGTGGTGCCGGCAGACGACACGTGGGAGAACTGGATCTTCACCTGGGATGGGGGATTCCTCGCCAGTGGAATGCACGTTTACCGCAACGGAACAGAAACCGGCTACGGCGTAGACACCGCTGATGGCAGTGGCTCGATCAGTACGAGCAGTAAGCTAAGTCTAGGCGGAAGAACACTGAATGACACCAGAAACTTCGAGGGCTCGCTCGCAGCGATAGGCGCCTGGGATCGCGTGATCTCTGCTGGAGAGATTGCGGCGCTCGCGAAAGGGTATGCGCCGACGAACTTTCCAAATGATCTGATTTTCGCACCTGATCTTCTACGCAACGCGAACGATCCGGTCAGCGGACAAACTGGGACGCTGGACGGGACCACGGTCATCCCGCATCCCCGAATCATCTACCCGAAGCGGCGGCACATCTGGTCTGTCCCGGCAGCGGCGGCGGGCGTCACTGTTTCGCCTGGAGTCGTCAGTCATTCCTACACCGCTCAGGCGGCACAGCTCAGCGCAGCGGTCGCACCAGCGGCGGTAACGCACACCTACACAGCGCAGGCGCCGAAGGTCAGCGCCAGTGTCGCGCCGGGTGACGTGACGCACCTCTACACCGCCCAGTCGCCGCAGCTTCAGGCGAGCGTGATGCCGGCGGAGGTGACGCACGCGTACAGCGCCGAGACGCCGGTCGTGACGATGGGCGCATCCGTGCAGCCGGACGCCGTCGTGCACACGTATTCCGCGCTCGCCCCGAAGGCCTCGGCGAGCGTCGCGCCGGTCGAGGCGGCGCACAGTTACAGCGCCGCCTCGCCCAATGTCTCGGCGGGCAACTCGGTCGCGCCGCCGGAAGTGGTGCATACCTATTCCGGCATCGCGCCGAAACTGAGCGCGTCGGTCGCGCCGGACGAAGTGACGCACAGCTACGCCGGCGAGACGCCGCAGGCCCGCACAAGTATCGATCCGGGCGTTACGACGCACGATTACGCCGCGGAGTCGCCGGCGGTGCACCTCCGGGTCGAGGCGCCGTTCGTCACGCACGTCTACACCGCGGAGCTCGCGGACGCGAGCGGCATCATCGGGCAGCCGACACCCGGGCGCACACACTACGCGCGCGCGATCCAGCGGCTGCACGAGGCGCAGGCCCGGATCCACTATGCGCGGTCGCGGCCGCGGGAGAAGTGATGAGCTTTCCGGACCTGCTGCCGGACGCGAAGGAGTTCTTCACGTTCGAGTTCGCCGCGCGCCTGGCGAGCGGCGAGACGATCAGCTCGACTGCGTGGGAGGTGACGGTGCTCGAGGGCACGGACGCGACCCCGGCGAACCGGCTCTCGGGCAGCCCTTCGATCAGCGGCTCGAAGGCCTCGCACCTCATCCTCGCGCCCGCTGCCGGCGACGTGCGCTACTGCCTCACCTGCGTCGCGACGACGAGCCTCGGGCAGGACATCGCGCTGTCGGACGACTTCTGGGTGAGAGACGCCTGCGATGAGTGACCACGTCCGCACGCAGATCCGCAAGGCGATCACGGCCGCGCTCACCGGCCTCACGACCGCCGGCGACCGGGTGTTCGAGTCCTACCCGCACCCGCTGCAGGACAAGGACCTGCCCGGGCTCAAGATCGATACGGTCCTGCCCGGGCAGATCAATCCCGGGTCGATGGGCGGAAAGGCGCGCCTGCTCGAGCGGCAGCTCCTCGTGAGCGTGACGGCGTGCGTCAAGCAGAACGCGGGTTACCAGGACGTCGTCGACGCCATGCTGCTCGAGGCGGAGATCGCGCTCGCGAACGACAACACGCTCGGCGGGCTGTGCAAGTGGATCCGCCCGTTCACGGAGCCGGGCTTCGACACGGCGCCCGGCGAACGGACGTCGCAGGCGGCGACGCAGGTTTTCGAAGTGGTGTACGTGACGGCGTTGAACGCGCCGAACGTGCCGAGATAACGCGACAGGAGAGACTATGACGACCGCAGCCGGCACCCTCAAGGAGCTACGCTACAAGATCGAATCGGCCTGGGGCACGGCGCCGGGGGCGACGGGCGCCCAGCTCCTGCGCCGCGTGACGAGCGACCTCGACCTCAAGAAGCAGACCTACCAGTCGGCCGAGATCCGCAGCGACCGCCAGCGCTCGGACTTCCGCCACGGTGTGCAGAGCGTCGAGGGCTCGATCAGCGGGGAGCTCTCGCCCGGCACGTATGTCGAGTTCTTCAAGGCGGTGTGCGGCCAGGCGTTCCAGGCGGCGGCGACGACGGGCGCGATCATCACGGTGACCGCGGCGGCGAGCGCCCCGCAGTTCGTGCGCTCGTCGGGATCGTTCCTGACCGACGGCTTCAAGGTGGGCGACGTCGTGCGCTGGACGGGTTTCGCCGGCGGCAGCGCGCCGGACAACAACAGCAAGAACTTCCTCATCACGGCGCTCACCGCGACGGACATGACGGGCGTCTTCCTCAACGGCGACGCGGTGGTGGCGGACGCCGAGGGCGACTCGGTGACCTGCACCGTGGCGGGCAAGAAGACCTGGGTGCCGGCGACCGGGCACCTCGACGACTCCTACGCGATCGAGCACTTCTATTCGGACGTGGCGCAGTCGGAGCTTTTCCTCGGCTGCAAGCTCGGGCAGCTCTCGATCGAGATGCCGGCGAGCGGGATGGCGACGCTCGCGATGCAGTTCATGGGGCGCAGCCGCACGAACGACACGAGCGAGTATTTCACGACGCCGACGGCGGAAACGGACTCGGGGCTGCTCGCGGCCGTGAACGGGCTGCTCTACGTCGGCGGCACGCAGGTCGCGGTGCTGACGGGGCTCTCGTTCACCGTCAACCGCAACCTCACGGCGGAGCCGGCGGCGGGCACGAACCTCTACCCGGGCATCGTGCAGGGGCGCTACCTGGTCGAGGGCCAGTTCACGGCGTTCTTCGAGGATGCGACGTTCCGCGATCTCTTCGACAACGAGTCGGAAGTGTCGATCGTCGCGGCGCTGACCGAGAGCGAGGCGGCCGCGGCGGACTTCGTGACGGTCGTGCTGCCGCGGGTGAAGGTCGGCGGCGCGGCAAAGGACGACGGCGAGAAGCAGTTGATCCAGACGCTGCCCTTCACGGCGCTGCTCAACACGGCCGGGGGCGCGAGCGTCAACTCGCTCAGGACGACGATCAGCATTCAGGACAGCCTGGCGACGTAACACCCCTCACCCTGCCCTCTCCCCGACGGGGAGAGGGGGCGGATTGCCAGCTTCACGGGGCGTTCCTTTGCATTCCCTCTCCCCGAC